GTCTTATCCGAAATCTTCGCTCAGGCCTGGGGAAGACTTCAGGATACAATGATTACGGGCGGTAATGGCACAGGTAAATACATGGGCATAGTTGGTGGTACGGATTATGCAGGAGATGCTACTCAGTTCTATACAATGGCGAATGCAACTTCAATTGTGGCCGCTGATATAACAGGCGGTTTCTATTCGGTTCCAGGGCAATACCGCGAAGCTGACGATTTTAGATGGATATTCCCTTCTGCTATTCTTGCATTAATTGCAAGTATTGGTTCAACAGCTGCTGGTGTACATGCAATCGACAGCTTAACTAACGCCCCAGATGCTTTTTTAATGGGTCGAGCTGTTGTAGCAAATGACAACACTGGTTCAGGACTTGGTGCAACTATTACGAGTACCGAGAAAGTTGGAATTGCTGGAAATATGAAGTCATATTATATTTTCAACCGCGCTGGATTTTCAATTTCTCGAAATGACTCCGTCTATCAACCCAATGGGCAGACAGCGTTTTTCGCGAATGTCCGATCTGATGGACAATTCGTAAGAGATGGTTTCAAGATTCTACGAGCTGCATAAGTAGCGATGTGTACGGAGGTATAACACACAAATTTCGGGTCCAATTCCTCCTCTGTGGGTTGGACCCACCTTAGAAAGGAAAATAATTATGCCGAAAGCAATTTGTATAGAGCCAATCGGAATAGAAGGTGGAGAAACCTTTAATTCTGGTGAGACGTACGATGTATCAGCAGCAATCTTAAAGGAATATGCGTATGCATTTAAAGAAGTAAAAACTGCTGCTAAAAAGGACGCATCAAAAGTTACAGAGAATAAGTAGGAGCAGGTAATGGTTCGAGAATATCCTAGCTATTATACGTACGCAACTGTCGGGGAATTTAAGGATTACCTCGCTGGTTCTGGATACTCCAGTAGTTGGACCAATGATAAGACGGAACTGCGCCGTATTCTCAGGCAGGTATCTGCTGAGATGGAAGCATATTGTGCCTATAATACATGGGGTCCAATCACTAATAATATTAGCTTTGACCTCGGAAATAGCACATTAATTAATGATGTCAGACCACTGCGTCCAACAACCATTAATAATTTTACACCGTCTGCAACACGAGATGCTGAGCTACCATTCCCATATTGGTTGATCAGCATCACCAGTGCAACAAGCTATAACTCCACTGCGAGAACAAGCTCTGAGACATGGACTGCTGGACTGAGTAATGATTATTTATTAACACCGTATGATGCATCACCGTCGACAGGGTTAAAGCAATCAACGGAGAGCGAGAAAGCATTCAACAGTGGACAACAAACCTTTGTGATTAGTGGTGTCTGGGGTTGGTGGGATAAAGAATCTATTGAACTTACAGGCACCTCAGAGGCGCTTGACGCTACGGAAACAGGAGTAGATGTATCAAGTGCTGCTAATTGTTCTGAGGGCATGACAATCAAAATAGAAAATGAACTGATGTATCTGGAGTCTATCTCTGGAAATACATTGAATGTTATTCGCGGAGTCCATGGCACAACTGCTGCAACCCACACAACAAGTAAATCGGTAACACGCCAGACATTCCCAGATGACGTGGTACAAACTTGTGCTGAACTCGCACGAGTGCGGTACAGAGAAAAAGATTTAGGATTGAATCGAGATCTTGGATCTGGTGAAATGCAAACAACGATACCCACACGAGAGACAAAGCTGATCATGAAAGATCTGGACAGGTACGCAGCCTATAACAAACAGAATAGCGTGGTGTTCTAGTGAGTACAGTACAATTTACAGTCAAAGGACCGTTATTTGAAAATCGATCGCTGCAACTTGGTGTGCAACGAGGGATGGTCAATGTGCTGTTAGAAGGTCAAAAGAACGTACAAGAACAACTCTATCCAGGTCATGGGTTTTTAACAGGAGCGTTATCTCGCTCCATACTGGGCAAACTGACTGATGCAACAGGTAAGAAACTCAAAGGTGAGATTAAATCTACTGGCATCCCGTACGTCTATTGGGTAGAGACAGGCATCCGCAGTGGTCGTCAGACGAGATTTCAAGGCTACCATATGTTTCGTGATACCTACAGAAAACTAACGAGAACAGATCTGGTGCAACGAATTATGACAAAAGAAATAGTCAAAGCATTGGGAGGGAAGTAAATGAGTACCTCTGGTGTCCTAGATACGATTGATACATTGCTCTCAGCAGTCACAGACCCGACACCGCAGGCTGTGATCCGTGGTGAGCCATTAACAATAAATGCAACACCAACCTTTAGCTTTTGGCTTGCTGATCAGAGTGAAGACTTTGAAACCTTAGGTGACAGGTCCACGAATGTCACCTTTTTGATCAGATGTTATTGGCATCTGCAACAACCACAAGATCTGAAAGAAGCATTAGAGCTAGAAGTATATAACGCAATTGTCAATATAAAAAAGAAGCTCGCTTCTGATGCATTGCTGTCTGGCAACTGCCAGTATTCCATACCAGGCAACGCCACAACAGGATACATAGAAATGAGTGGCAATACATTTAAGATTGTGACGATACCGTTCGTAGTGTCAGTTTATAACGAAAGTACTATTACGCCGTAGAAAGGAAAATAATTATGGCAAAGAAAAAATATGATCCAAAGAAAACATATGTTGCAACAACGGGCATTGACGTTGATGCAAGTAAAGATTCGAAAGCAGTGCATTATGACGCAGGGGAAACAATTACAGATGCACCAACCAGTTTTGACTGGGAAGGACTCATCAGTTGCGGTGCTATCGAAGTTAGTGCAGGAGGTAAGTAATGGGAAAAAATTCAGGGCTAGGACAAGCTCTATATGTAATGGGATATGATCTGAGTACAGATGCATCAACACTGTCAGGCGCTGGGTACACACAAGAGGTACTCGATACCACTGGCATTGATGTCTCAGCGACAGAGCGCGTTGCAGGACGCGTCGACTCAACGTTAGTAATAAACGGCTGGTTCGATAATGCAGACGATAAAGCACATGAAGCCTATAAGTCATTGCCAAGAACTGACAGAGTTGTGACCTATCAATTAGGCACAGCAATTACAGAACCAGCATTGTTTATGAATGCAAAACAAGCTGAATACAATGTAACCAATCAACCAGGCAATGCACTGGCAACACAAGTTAGTTTTGCCAGTAATGCATCAATTTCTGGTGATACTGGTATTAACTTTGGTGTGATGCTTGATGCAGGTGCGACCACCTACAGTTCAAGTTCTAATGGGACCACGGTGGACCAAGGAGCAGGCACGACTGAAGGAAGTGTTGCTGCTTTGCAATTTGTCAGTGGATCATCTGTCAGTTCGTTTGTGGTGAAAGTGCAACATTCAACTAATGGTGCCTCATGGTCAGATTTAATAACCTTCTCGACCATTAGTGCGAATACCCCCACCGCCGAAATAAAAACTAGTAGTGGGACAGTGAATCGATATGTACGCTTAACGACCACATTGTCAGGGACAAATGGCAAATGCCAGGTGTCGTTTAATAGGTTATAAATAATACTTTGTGAAAGGAGTAAATAATGGTTAAAATTTTAATTTTTGGAGGTCAACATGGCTAAGGTTTCAGGACTAGGGGATACAATTTCAGTAGATGACTCTGGCGGTTCCGCTCGAGCTATTTCCAATGACATAACTGATTTTTCTATAAATTTACCGACCTCGTTACTTGATAGCACGGGAGTGGACAAAAGCGCTCAAGAGCGTCTGACGGGTTTGCAAGATGGGACCGTAACTCTAAACGGAGTGACCAACTTTTCTTCAAATCAGTCACACGACGTTTTTAAAACCAGAACAGGCGCTCGGACTGTCACTATCACTTTATTTGAGGACGGATCGGGGGACGCTCAGCTCGGTATGGAAATGCTCATAAATAATTATGACATTACCAGAGGAACTGATGGTAGCTCAACATGGACTGCAACATTAAGTTTGCAATCAGGCACAGTGCCAACATGGGGTACAAGCTAATTAGTAATGTTAACAGAGGAGAATATGATGGGATATAAAATACCCAATAGGAAGTTAGTGATAGAACTTGCAGAT